GCCGCAATGCGACTAACCTATAGAAAAGCTTGAGTGACCTTATCGGTTGGTTTTTGGACTAGTGCAGTGCTGCTCAGGCTACGCAGCTTATCTTTCGATATTTCGCTGGTTTCGCTGCACTCCTACTCAGAGGCTGTGTATTTGGTCTCGTACAATAAGACGGCTAAATTTTAACTCGATAGCTAGAGTTGAAAGGTCGATTACTACTCAAAATCTGTTATCTCAACATCCTTAGAAAAAGTATTTTTCCAGGTTATTGTGCGTTTTCCAAATGCACCATGTAGTGTGACAGTGTTTGGTACCACTGCCACTGCATGATCTTCATATACCACAACAAATGAACGTGAAATCTTTCGTCTATCCATCTGGTCTATGAGGCGTTTTCGCGATCGTTGAGCAAACCGTTCATTCATAATGATCAGAGGTACTTTGTTCTCCCGGCATACCTTTAAAGCCAGAGTCCTGCTCACAGGGCCCCTATAGCTAGCAATCGCGTTTATCGCTGCCACATTGCTACGCACGCAATTAGCTAAAGCATAGCCGAAGCAACCACCATTTCTTTCCCGTATGGTGTATTGTCTTGGCTCGCTCGCCTTTAAGGACTCGGGCAGGCTTTCGAAGTTGCTGCGTGCGACAGCAAGTGCGCGCGTCCACAAATCGAAAACAACTACAGGATCACCGCCCCAAACTTGACATCTTGCCTCACAATATGCTTGAAGTCCGTGCCGTGATGCCAAAGCCTGGATGCGAAGCGCATCAGCTTGAATACCTGCATGTTGTATCTGGTTGCGCTTGCGATGCGCGTACTTCAGAATTGTGCGCAGTGCTTTGTAAACTACAGTGCGATGTGGTAGCACGGCACGGCTGATGAATGTGACGCCCGTGATGCGCTGGTTCCTCTCTTCAACCTTCCATGTCAAACCCACATTTGCCTTGAGCTGATCCCGCAGACCCTTATGACGCCACTCTGGCATGCGATCCATCGTCACGTCATCTCCGCTTTGACACACCCGCACATCCTTCAACTTAGCGACGCTAATCAATGAGCTGTAAGCCATGATTTTGTTTATGATCAACGTCCACGGATCACCGGATGCAAGTGCTTTGTTCAGCACAAACTTGAAAGGAGACCCCATCATTCGCACCTTACGTTCACCTCGAATCTCAGATGCAATTGCACCCAAGCCGAGCCTATCTGCAGCCATTTCGAGAAAGATGGAAGCCACTATGACGTGTACTGGTCTATGAGAGGAATCTTGCTTCTCAATGTCCAACTCCACAGTAGACTCAAATGTACTCAGAAAATCTTCCACTTCAGATTCTCGCAATCCCACTGGGGACAGCTTCCCCTTTTGCATAGCACGGGCCCATGCATGGGTAAGAGCATCGCAAGTGTCTGCGAAGATTGCCTGTTGCAAATCGCTTGCTGAGACAACGCCCTGTGCTTTCAACTCACTTGGCCCGTCCTCCATCACTGATGGTTTCTTAGCGAATTCAGGCTTGAGGAAAGCGAAAGACAACGTCGACGCAGCGGTCTCGTAGTTGGCGTAAGAACCGTCAATCGCTTGTTGACGCGTCTGCCGCGTTATTGCTGCTCGTCTTGAGTTGTTCACATGTGAGAAGAACAACTTCTTGTCAATGACCTCTTCAAAAATCCATTCGACAATTAACTCCGCATCAACGAAATCCTGTGGCCTAGTTCTAACGTCCGGAACGCTTCGCGTCAATGCTTGAACTTGATCAGCACCTGGCACATCTCTAGGTTGGAAAGTGTACTGATCAAAAGAATCTGAATGAGCAATCCCCTCATCACGGAATGTCACACCAGACACCAACTCAACATTCGTGCGTATCTCCGATGTGGACAAAGCATCACCACTGGCAGTGAAGACAGTAGCCACGGTAATAGGGTCCGTTAACGGAACTTCATCCAAATGAGATTCAACGATGTCCGGCTCATGGATATGCACCCATGTTGACTCACTTTCAGCTCGCACTTCACAGAAATCCCAAGACGTACCGCCCATAATGACAGTATCAGGCAACCGCCCATTGACGGACGTGTCATCAAACCATCGGAAATTCGTAAGTACTGATACGCCCTCCACTACAAATATGGTTTTCATCCGTGCGCGAGTGAACCCGACAGCGCAATGAGCAGCTTGTTCCGCCTGCCCAAGCCATCGCAAATCACCACCAAGAGCCTTACCCAAGCCATGTATCACAGAGAAATTTGATCGTCGGCCTTGACACTCATGCACAGTTGCTGCACGTACTCCGCGTTGCAAAACCATTTCTTTCCCAATCTGCGTTCCCTGCATTGCTATGTCACCTTCTCCTGGTAGCAACGTGTCATCAGCAGTAAGCGTGTAGCACATAGCTTCCGCATCCTCAGAACCACAGAACAAATCTTCCACAAATGTGTCTGTGACTGTTGAATGCAGGTAAGTGACCGCAGCGTCCCAACCAACGAAGGTGGTGGGGGTAATCATGACGCAGGGCGCGTCAGAGGCGACAAGTTTCAACTGAGTTGGTGAGAACACGTTGGAGATTTGTCTCCTATCGCCAATAGTGACGACACCTCTTGAACGAGAATGTCTGTTGGCAATTGCTTGCAAGTGCTCTGGATCAAATGCATAGCACTCGTCGATAATCACATACCGCGACGCATACTTTACCACCAATGCTTCATGTTGCGTCACAACAGTAGCTCGCCGCAACGGATCCAGCTTTCCCAAATTCTCTTGCCATTCTTCCTTCAATTCTCGAGTCGGGACCACCACCAAATCATTGACAGAAATCCACGTTCTGGGTACCTTGGATTTACCTCCCATCGCGAGACCGGTGATATGAGCCATCCAATTCCGAGTGCAAGGTTGCGTGAAAAGTTGCTCTGATTTGCGCAGCACATCGGCAACGTAATCAATGCCCGGCGCGGCGAGTTGGGCTTGATACCACGGCAACATGGCGGCATCGTTGCAAAGCCGGGTACCCAAATCGGCAGCAACAACAGCTTCGATCAAGGCATGTTGAATTTGCGCCCCTCTTGCGTCCGGAGATATATAATTCGGCCCTGCCAAATTTTCAGGGTTGACAGTTGCCCCATGTTGCAAGTCCATCAACTTGTGTATTGGGGAGAAGTCATACTCCCCATTTGCCTGTTGCAATCTATGAAGCCTATACTCGCCGTTCGGTGAGGGTAAGGAAATCTTCCCCAGTGTGAAACATTCCCTTATGTCTTGGTTGTCAATTGGCCGCAGAGGTATTGGCAGCAACTCTGGTAGACCTCCCAAAGCGAATTGAAGCCCCTTGAACTCTTCTGGCTTGATGTCGGCAATTTCTTTCTTGAGCAGATGGATCATCTTGTCCTTCTGTTGCTTGCTGGCCGTCCTACAATCATGATGGAAAGCACTTAAAAGCACAGACGCAGCAGCACCGCGACGCACATGCGAATTAAACTTGCCAAGGAACAGCTTGACCTCTGACAAGAAATCTGAATATGGCAATGCCGCGTTGAGTTCCAGCTCAGCAATCTGCTCTTCCGGCAGTAAGTTGTTCTCCCGGAAACGTTGCAAGTCCACAGCATGGTCAACACTGAACACATTGAAAAAGGTCTCCACAATGTCTATGGCTGCTGCTTGGAAATCCAAATCTTGTGCGTTCTGCACAGATACCCAGAATTTGGTCATTTTCTGGTTTGACCAATCAAGATAGTCCAAGAACGCAGTTATTTTCTTCACTGCTTCCTGCTTCCCCATAATCCTAGCCACGGCAATTGTACAGTCTACCATTACCCTAGTCGAGTCTATCGAGTACCGTAAACCTAACATAAGCGCCACACCGACGACGTCCACGTAGGAAAATGAAACGGCCCAAGACTCACGGAACCCCGACTCAATAGCCTTCTGCCATTTTCGCGGTGAAGTAACCCAGCCATACAGAGTCGCCCAGGCACTAATCACTACATTGATCAAGGATGCTGGTTCAATCTTGGCGCCAAAATGCTCCTCCATTGCCCTCTCGGACATCTGATCTAGAGTCATTTGGCCAATGTCTGTGCGGTAGATTCTCATTAAAGCTTCCATGCTCGACATGGCACCCAACGCCATCGTGCCCGTGGTCGTGGCAGCGAGCGTTGAGGCAACTGAAGAATAAATCGATTTTCGTACAGTTTCAGAAGTGGTCTTTGGCCGCAACTCCTCCGCGTGGTTCTCAGCCAATGCATCTTGCACCTCCGAATACACTTCGATCCATGTCCCCAGAGCCTGGGCTTCCGTCTCAGAAAGTGTAATGCGGGGTGTAACCTGAGTGCCGGATATTGAATAAGTCACCACAGATTGACGGAGAACTATCCTGGCAACCATCTTATCCTTGATGGCTTGCGTGCGATATGTAGCCATGACTCGGTCAAAACCCTTCTTCTCCACGAGCACCACGGGACGAGTCATGTCCGGCATGATCAAACGGATGAAATAATAATGCTCATATGAAGGTAGACAACGAGTCGCCCAACCTCCGGCGCTCAGGGTCAACTGGTGATACTGCGAAGCATGATCACCAAATATGATCGTGCGCCGCAGGGAATGCCCATCAGCGAAGGTCGGGGCGAACAATTGTCTCACCTTTTGCAGATCTTGAACATAGTCACCGCCATCATGAAATGATGAGACGACCTTACCAAAAGCAAGTTCGGTAGTCATTTCCGTCAAAGAATCATAGACCTTGCGACCCATGAGGGCCCGCCAGTCAATTGAGAATTGGGATAAAGCATTGTACACTTCAGCCTTGACCATTAATTGTACAATCGTGCGTGCATCAATGTTGGGCTCAATATTGATGAGAAGCAGACTACTTACCTCAAAACGCTTAAAATGGCTAGCAGCACGTTGCCACTCATTCGTTCGAATCACTCGACCGGCCTTCGCTGCTGTTTCCCGCACGACACAATGTGGCATCTTGCACTGCGGGCAATGCTTCGTACGGCGTGACGCATCCAAGGCATCCGTGTACTCCCATATAGCAGCACTGGGAAATGCATGCATCTCAGCTTTACTAGGCGAGATTAATCCGACAATAGCACCTTGCAATGTAGTAATCGCATGATTCAAAGCAGCCCGCCGTATAGTACCCGCTGCTCGATGTTCCTCAATGCGAGGGGAGTAGCGCATGGGACCTATCAAGTTCAGCAGACGATGATATTGTGGTGAGGATGGAGGGACAGACGTGGCAATACCGTCGTAGAATGCGTCCAGTGCGACAGCAGCTCTCTCCTCAACTGACCCGAGTACCTCCATACCTGATAACAAAACTTTCGATGCTTCCAACGCAGAGACCGTGTTCATGGGCCTCGTGATGGCATGCCCATATTGCGCCTCTTCATCCCCCCTAATTCTGTGATGCGCGTGAGGCACGCGCAAATTCAACCCCCTTGGAAATATCGGCAGTTCTAGAGCGGTCGCCCCAACATACCTGCTCAACTGACCATTGAGCTGGCCAGACACAGGCATATGTTGAGACACTTTGCGTAGAGCCGCAGCGTACTCCTCGAAGTCGCTCTGACTACCTATCGTCGGGATCAATGAGCCGGGAAAATTGAAATCGCCCCCCTCCCCATAATGCAGTCGCCCCCCAACAAATGACAAGCGATGATTTTCATCTTCAAAACAACTCAACGTCAGACAAAAGTAAACTCCTTGGACAATAAAGTACGCGGGATTCGGACCAAGGAAAAAAGCTACAAGAACTTTACAATAAGGAAATCGTTCCACGTAGCAAAACCCACTATCAGCTCTGATATACTTGTAGGCGTTGACGCATTGGCAATAGAAGATGTAGGTGGTGAGTACATCAAATAGGAGGGACATGACTAAACGGAGCATCAGCAACAAACTTGAGAAAGTGAACATGTTGGTGAATGGTAGTGGTAATGTAGAGGGGTGGACTGGGGTCTGTG